GCATTGCAAAGTAGGGAGTAAACTAGCGCAACATAAAGGCACAATCTGTGAAGGTTGCTATGCACTCAAAGGCATGTATGCATTTAAAAACGTGCAAGACGCTCTTGAGCGGAGACTTGCTACGTTTTTAGCCGACCCTGCGATATGGGCGTGCAATATGGCTCAACTCATTAAGCGTAAAGGGTTAAGCTTTTTTCGTTGGTTTGATTCAGGGGATTTGCAGTCCCCTGCAATGCTGGACGCTATCGTAAATGTTGCAATTGCCTGCCCCTCAACGAGTTTTTGGTTGCCGACCAAGGAAATTATCATTGTTTCTCAATGGCTTAAAATACACGGCGATTTTCCGCCTAATTTAACCGTCCGCATCTCGGCTTATATGCGAGACAAGTTGCCCCCCAATAAAGATGCAATAGGGCAGCTCCCCTGTAGTACTGTGACGGATCATGCTGCTCCTATTGGCCACCCCTGCCCTAGTAAAGACCAGGGCAACAAATGCGCTAACTGTCGCGCATGTTGGTCAAAGGATGTACCTGTCGTCTCCTACTTTTGGCACTAATCTATCGCTAAAAGCATGAAAACCTACACATATCACGAGGGGCAAAAATCCTTTACATTTACTCTTCATCTTAAATCTTTACGCTACTCAAAGCGTGACGTTTTCCATGCTTATGGAAGGCAGACTTCGTTCAGACTCACCTTTACAAATCCGTCTGGAATTCGCATGCGAAAATTCTTTTCAGATATTGGCGTTTCTCAGCGTGCTGCTTTTAACAACGCCCTACGTCAACTCTCAATCTATCGTTAAACATGGACACTATAACTAACATCGATTTTCAGGAGCTCGCTAATGCGCGAGACCTGCTCAAATGCATCATCCTGGCGTGTGGCATTAGTGGCATGCTAATGTGGTGGGTGCCAGTGTGGTTACGCAGGCGGACAAGCGAGGCGAGACCGTGTCCGCGTAAATTGGCGAGGTTTAAGGCATGATCATCATCCCCCTGACATTGGCAATCTTAGGGTGCGGCATTAGTGCGCTTGTGGTGATCGTGGCGCTTAGTTGGATAGATTAGGCAAGGCAAGGCAAGGCAAGGCCCACTCGGAGCAATCTGAGCGGGCTTTTTGTTGCCGTGATGGCGAGGCTGGCAGATGTGGCAATGGTGGTGAGGTGTAAGTTGGATGCGTGATGCGGAGCGAGGCGACAAATTAACCACACCAGGCACTCCGATTGCGCCCCCAAAACACCCTCAAACCAGGCAAACCATGCCGCTTTTACCGTTCCATAACTCAATACAACACATGTAATGTGGAATGAACGGGAAAAATGTGCCATTCTATATAGACGGGGGGCGGGAGTCGAAGCCGAGCTTACAGAGAGAAGGCTGACGCATCCCCTCACCTGAAAATTTTTCGCGCAACTGGCCGCTGCTCTTCGTGTTGCTACCTTGGCTGCTGCTGCCACTTGACTACTGCTGCCACTTGACTACTGTGGCACATGTTGCTACAGATGTGAGCGGGATGTGAAAAGCGAGTAGCGCGAGCATATTGCTCCTCTGTGGGTCACTGAAATCGTTATCTTTGGTTGAGCTAGCGAGAATAGGTGGCTACAGGGCCAATTTACTGTGTAGATTGGGCGCTATTTTCTCCAAATTGAGTCTCAATATGGATTCGTCTGACTTTAATACGTGTACGTATGAAATACAATGTTAACGAGAGTGCTGTTAAGTTGCGTGACGGTGCTGCGTATGATTTGAGCAACTATGTTAAGGGCGTTGATTATGTCGAGCGCAAGTGCTTCAAGACGTTTAAAAACATGTTTAGGTGCGATATACTTGGAGTAAGTGTGATTGATCCAAGCAAGGTTGAATATAAACAAGACGCTCAACCTGTCAGTGTGGCTACTGCTGCCACAGAGGAAACGGCTCAGGAATGGCCTATAATGACGCTAGACACGCCTAAAACAACAGCCTTGGATGGCTTGTTTCCCGAGCATTGCCAGGTAGAGTTGTGTAAAATTAAGAAGATACACGCCAACTTTAAGTGGGTCGAAACAGATAAGGGCCGCGTCTTTGTTGGCTTAAAAGGCTCTAACATGAGAGTAAACCAAGTGATTCGCGTTAAAAACGGTGAATTATATTTAAAACGGGTTTAACTTAAAGTTATGTTTCAATCATAACAAGCAATTGAAAGTATATGTCATTATACTTTTAATCTCCCTGGCTAAGTGGGTGCAGCTTTGCTGCATCTAGTAGCTATACTGGCTACTGTAGCCAGAGTAAGCATCTGCTGCTCGCAGATACTTAAGTTGTTCGCTATCGCTCACCCGCTACGCTTCGCTCCGCTCTCACAGTACGAAGCGTACTGTTCACTAATACTAAAACCTATCAATTCGGTAAGGAAGACTTCGAGTGAGCATAGTACCCCCAAGACTCAGCATTACTGCCTATCTTGGGGGAATACTATACTTTTAAAACCATAACGATTCGTATAAGTTGTCGTTCTCGTTTCGCAATCACAGTCTTTGCCCATGGCTACCCGTTGAGCCTAGCATTGTCTCTATCGCGGACGACTGTGTAGCACTTGTGAGTTCTTCGACACCCACAACTTTTAATCCAGCTCAAGAGGAATAGCTGGAACCATGTCTTCACCAGTGAGTCCGTGTTTCAGGTTGTTCAGTGGGTACGCGGCAGATCTATTAATTGACCTGCAAGGGAAAGGTACTAGATTGGGGTAAATATGTCAATGGTTTCGGAAGAAAAATTGCTACAAAAGATACTTGGGTTTCCTCTTCAGGATCATCCACTTATGCCTTCTCCAGATGAGGAGCAGCGATTGCAGATGATAAAAAACGTGGGGCCAGAGGAGACGATGCGCCTGTTCCTACTGCGTGAACAACGTATTCGTGCAGAAGTTACTGATCCGTATAGGTATGGAACGGAATTGACGGCCTGGCCTGATGCGGATGGTTTGTTAGACCGTCAGAATGAACTGCTTATTCTTGGTGGCAATCGAGCTGGTAAGACTGAGTATGCGGCTAAAAGGATTGCCCAGGCGTTTGTGGGAACCGATCTTTCTGGGAATATGCCAGCTTGGGTTCGGGAAAAGACTGGTAAGCGTGGCATCAACATCTGGTGCTTGCATACCACTCACATGACAAGTGTGAGTATGCAGCAGAACGTATTTCATAAATACCTTCCTCAAGAATTAAAGGAAGCCAAGCGCAGCAGACATACGCAGGTAAGTTGGACGCAGAAGAACGGCTTCTCGGACAACACGGCGGTTTATAATGGCAACCAGATATGGTTCCTTAACTACAGTCAGGACATCAAGGTTGTGGAAGGTGGTGAAGTAGACTTTGTCTGGTGTGACGAGTTGGTACCAGCAGACTGGCTAGAGACGCTGCGATATCGACTAGTAACGCGCAACGGTAAGCTTATCGTGACTTTCACGCCGATTCTTGGATATACGCAAGTTGTTAAAGAGTTCATCTCGACCAGCAAGATTAAGACATGGAAAGAATCCGAGTTGTTACCAAACAACAACGTGATCGGTGTACCTGCTGGCAACATGCCGTACACTGCCGAGAGTGTGTATGGTAAGCATGGCTGTATCTGGTTTCATTCAAAGTTAAATCCCTACAACAACTGGGAGCGCATGAAGCAAACGCTCAAGACCAGAAGTACCCATGACATTAAGATTCGTGCTTATGGTTGGGCAGAGCAAACTGCTGGCAGTCAATTTCCGCTCTTTGGTGACGTAAACATTTTCCATGAGCCTATCAGTACGCTAGTAGTATCTGGAACAAACTACATGGTAGCAGATCCAGCGGGCGCACGAAACTGGTTCATGCTTTGGGCGCGAGTAGATGAGCATGGTATAATTTGGGTGTATCGTGAGTTTCCCGATGCTAGTTACGGTGAATGGGCTGTGCCTAGCGAGAAAGCTGATGGTAAACCTGGCCCCGCACAACGACAAGGAGCTGGCCGTGGAGTGAATGAATATACCGAGTTGATCTGGGATCTTGAGACTCACGCTGACAAACGGGAAGAAATTGCCGAGCGATATATTGACCCTAGAAGCGCAGGCTCGGAAACTGTCAGCAAAGAAGGTGGTTTAACATTGTTAGACTTACTTGCTGATGCTACTGATCCTTTAGACTTCATACCAAGTGTAGCGGTTACAGTTGATGAACGTGTGCTTATAATTAATGATCTTTTGTGTTATGATCGAGAGAAGCCACTTGATGCAGCAACAAATCATCCACGGTTAATGGTGCATGCTGATTGTCAAAATTTGATATACTCGCTGAGAGAATGGACAGGTGCAGATGGGCAAAAAGGTGCTACAAAAGATCCTATTGATGCCTTGGGGTATTTAGTGGTAATGCAACCCAAACACACAGATAGTGACAAGTGGAAAAAACAGTGGCAGAATGCCGCTAAGTGTGGAACTTATTAGTATATGCCAAATTCAAAGACTGATCCTTTAGCCATTGCCTCTGTTATCCCGCATGTAGGCGATTTGCTTGATGAATATAATCGCGCAATGGTAAATTCCAGTCAGGGAAATTTGGTAACTAAGTTTGATAATATCCGCTTTTCTCGGTGGCCCGGACAAACGGATGACGGGAAAAAGCATAGCGAAAACCGTCCAGAAGGTAGCCCAGCTTGGCCTTTTGAAGGTGCTTCTGATGTTCGTAACCGTTTAATTGACTCAAGCTGTAACGAACTTACCAACTTACTTGTTTCTGCGTTTGAAAAGGCCGATATACGCGCTAATCCAAACGAGTTAAATGATGCTGTAGTGTCAAGTGTAGCAACTACACTATTGCGTTGGGTTCGTGATGCTAAAATGCCTCAACAACTGCGTAAAGAGGCTGAGTTAGGCGCTCAATATGCCATGCAGTATGGCTGGAGTGCTTTCTTTGTAGGTTGGCAACAGCATATCTCCAAGCGCACACAGCCTATTAGCTTGGAAGAAATTATGCAAATGGCCCAGCAGACTGGTAGCCAGACACTGATGGAGTTGCCACAGTTAATAATGAACGCGCCTGAAGAGGCCGCTGCGATTTTAGATGCTGCTATTCCTGACCTCGGTATGTCCGAGGCTAAGAGAATGGTTAAGGAATTGGGTGCGACTGGCAATACTTCTTATGATCAGGAGTACGTCAGTCGCAACCTTCCTGAAATTGTTGCCTTAAAGCCATGGGACGAGATTATTTTTCCTCCAGAAGTAGCTGACCTTCAGCGTGCGCGTGTTATCTTTCGTAGGACATGGATGTCCGAGGTTGAATTGCGTGAAAAAATCACGACTGAAGGCTGGAATCCAGATTGGGTTGAACGTGCTCTTCAACAGCTCGGTAAGAGTAGCACATTTTACAACATCAACCTGCTACCAACTACGACAATGTTGGTTTATAATGGCATCAACTATAATAACATGGTTGAAGTTGTTTATTGCTATACCAAGCAGATTGATGGCAATGCTCCAGCTATCTTTTATACTGTAATTTGTCCGCAAGCAGCATCAAATCGCAAAGAAGACACTGCATCTTGGGCAAAACATGAACGACTTGATTATGCCCATGGAGAGTATCCCTTTGTTGAGTTTCGCCGCGAGCAACTTAGACGCGCTATTGTGGATACCCGTGGTATTCCTGAGCTTTCCAGCACTGATCAAGATGAGATTAAGGCGCAGCATGACTCGATCCGAGATCACACAGCCTTTTCGACACTTCCACCCATCAAGGTCGTCAAAAGAATAGGATCAATTAACAAGGTTGGCCCAGGCGTTAGTTTGCCTGTAACTAACATGAACGATTATACGTTTATGGAGCCACCTGCCCGCGAGCCTACCGTGGCGTTTAACCTGATTAATCGGGTTGAAGCGAATCATGCGGCTTATTTTGGTACAGCTAACTTGGCAGTGCCACCAATTAAGACACAACTTGCCCAGCAATCGTTGGTTAATTCGTGGCTTACAGCATGGAGAGCAGTGTTTAGACAGATGTTCTCGTTGTGTTGCCAGTACATGTCTCCAGACGAGATTTATAAAATTACTGGATCACAGTTGCCGCAAAACATTTCTGCCATTCACGATGAATTTGACATTAATGTCAGGTTTGATGTGATGAACATGGATAAAGAGTATGTTGCTCAGAAAATTCAGTTCCTAAGTCAAATTGCACAAATGGATGCTGGTGGCGTGCTTAATCGCAACCGTCTTACTGAGATGATGATTCAAGCAATTGCGCCCGAGATGGCCCAAGAACTTGTGATGAATCAAGCACAAGCATCACAGAAGATGTACAAGGACGTGCAGAACGACATTGGAAACATGCTGTTAGGCAATGAGGCTCTATATCAAGAGAACGATCCTGCCGCTCAAATCAAGTTGCAGTACTCACAACAGATTTTGCAACAGAATCCCAAAGCACAGCAAGCTTTGCAGAGTGATCAAAACTTCCAGCAGTTGTTCCAGAACTACGTCAAGAGCTTGCAAATGTCGATTATGCAGCAACAGAACGCACAAATTGGCAGAATTGGCGTTAACCCAATGCAGCAACAACCTGGACAATAGTTATGGCAAAAGAACCCAAATCAAAGCCTATTCCTCAAGATTGGGGAGTCAAGGCCGCTGAGGAAGCACTTAAGCAAAGGGCTGCTGAAATGCAGGCAAGGCTTGAGGAGCAACGCAGGCAAAAAGGGTATGAAGATTTTTTAAAATATGCGCGCCAATACGACAATCTTGAAAAGGTAGCAGAAAATCCACCTTCATTTCCAACAAATTTAAAATTTTCAGCATACGATACTGTTGCTCCATATTATGGAAGTGAATTACAAAATCAGTATTTAGCAGCACAAGAATACGCAAAGCAGTTGTCTGAATCTAACAGTCCTCGCGTAACAATTGATCCTTCTTATTATCAGGATTTTGTAAAACAAGTTCCAGTAATTACAGCTCCATTGCAAGCGCACTACAATGCAACCAAAGATTTTTTGTCACTTCCAAATCCAGTAGAAGATGCCTCGGTGACGTTAAGCATGTCTCCGCAATCATTACTTAAAAATAATTATGGAAACATAGATGCTGTTAAAGATTATTTAAGATCAAATATGTCAAACTCTTATAGAGATACAGCAGAACATGAGGCTGGGCATATTCCAGATAAACAAATTACATTTGCAGCAAAACCTCCTGTTACAATTGATAATAGTGAACTTTCAGCAATGCGAGATTTGGGATACATGACGCAAGAAAATCATCTTGTGACGGGACTTAGTAAAGTGCAAAGAGAGCAGTATTCAATGACAGGAAAAAGATTTGATTCTCCTGATGAATTTAAGTCATTTATTTTTAATCTCTCACAATCACCTGACATAGAAAAGGCAATTTCTAGCTTTTCAGAGGAAGCTCGACGCACGCTTCGACCTCAAATTAACAATGCTAAATTGGTGAAGGATTATTACAACAAGCTTGAATCTTGGAAAAATAGCAAAAGTTGGCTTAAGGGATTTGAACCAAAAATTCAAGGCAATCCAGATCTTTTAGAAAAAAGCGCACAGCTTATTCCTGCCCTTGTAAGTAATCAAGACTACACAAACTACCAATCTTAATGACCGACAACCAAAATACTGCATTCGGATTTTCTGGAAAAAGTCTACTGTGGAGCGAAGTGCTTAAGGCTATTCAAGAAACTCAAGAACAACTTTGGATGCATGCAATTAGCTCTGAAGTTAAAGGCGAAGATCGAGTACATGCTTGTGGTCAAGCTGATGGTGTAAACATGATTTATTCGTTACTTATTTCATTAAGAAAAGAAGCCAGGGTATTAAATGGGTTGACTTCTGAAGAAGATTTGGCATAAAGCCACTAACGGGCTTTCCAGCGTTACTGGATTGATTTTAGTTATAAAGGATCTTGGAACCTGAACTCCATGAATGATGAAACTACACAGCCTGATTCTACGGGTCAGGAGGCAGATAATTCCGTTGCACCAAAACTCGGTTTAGATCACGCAAGCCTAACAAGCCTGCTTGATGGCTTCCTTAACGAGGAGGAGCAGTCTGCTCCCGCTCCAGTGGAGCAACAGGAGACTACTGAAGAAACCGATACCTCTGAAGAGGATGTCGATCATTCTGAAGAAGTCACCGATCAGCCTGAAGCTGATGAAGGATCTTTGAGTAAAGGCGTGCAGAAGCGTATCAACAAGTTGGTTGCTGCGAAGAAAGCCGCTCAAGCTGAATTAGACGCTCAAAAAGCTACTCTTGTTAAATTACAGGCAGAGTTGGATTCCGCAAAGAATGCAACGCCAGTAAGGCAACAAGACATTTCACAGTTTGTTGAATCTTTGG